TGAGCAACACTGGCCCGCTCAGTTCGCTTGTGGGCAAGATGTGGACCGGCATCCGACAAGTCGTCTAAGCTTTTCTGGATCGCTCGGTAAGCCAAGCGGAATCTTCGCCGAGCAGAACACTCATCTGAATCTCCGCAACTTCTATCTTACTTTCACTATCACGTTACCGGAGTAGCATAATGGCTTCCACGTCGTCCCCTTCCCTTCTATCAAAGGTGTGGTCCTTTCTCAAAGGACTGGTTGGCTTCGCAACGGTTGAAGCTCCACTTGCTGGTGCTGTTGCTGTGGCTGTTGATCCTGCTGCTGCGCCAGTCGTCGCCGCCGCTGAAGTCGGTCAAGCGGCCCTGAATGCAGCCGTCAATGCTGCGCAGGGTTCTGCTGCTCAGACCACCGCCACTGTTGCCACGGTTGCTGCCGTGACCGCAGCGGTCGCTGCCAGCAAGAAGTAACATGTCGCTGTCGGTACTGGATCTCGGCCAGATCGGCACGGACTGGGTGTATACCACACCCAAGCGTCCGTGGGATCTTCTGTTGCCGGGCGAACCCTATGTCGGTGTTATCATTGACCATGTGCTTCGGCACGTCATCATCGCATGCCGGGGTAGCACAGTACCGATGGACTTCCTCAAAGACGTGGAAGCGGGACTCGTCAGGGGCGCTGGGCCGTTAGGCACAGTAGCCCTTGGCTTCTACGATGGCGTGCACGCTGCATGGCTTAGCATTAAGCCTAGCATTCCGCAGGGCTATCGTATCTATATCGTAGGCCATTCCCTTGGGGCTGCGCATGCATGTCTACTAGCTGGAGTGGCTGAGTCTACTGGGACGCATGTAGACTGCCTGATGGTCATGGGCTGCCCTGCCCCCGGGGACAACAAGTTAAACCGCTGGCTCAAGCGGATCGGCAGAATAATCAGCATCCGTAATGTGGATGGCATGATTGTCGATCCAGTCTATATCGTACCGCCTTGGTGTGAACACCCAAGCAATCCGATAGATATCTGTGAGCCCGCAAGCAGCCTTACGGCTGCGCAGTTGAACAATGAGTGCTGGCCTTGGCCAGTAAGCTATCATCATTGGCAGCTTTACCTCGCGGGTATCGCCAAGCTGAACCTGCCGGATGTGTATGATGGATAACAAGAGCTTGGAGGCCACGGTGGCAGAACTAGTAGCACTGATGCAGACCGTACGTGAAGATGTGCATGAGATCAAGGAGAACATGGCACGGCGATCAGATGTTGATCGGCATGAGGATGGGCTTAAGGATCTTGAGAAGCGTGTGCGCGACCTAGAGGCTGGCTCGAACCGGCAGAGTTTGGCTTGGAAGATCCTTGACAAAGCCGGCTTGGCGGGATTGGGTGCCGGTATTGGTATCTTCATCAAGCACTTCTTCTCCTAATGTCAGCCACCATCACGTATGATCCCATCAATCAGGGGGAGTACTATACCATAGTCCAGATGAATGCGCTATTCGCTGCGCTGGCTGTGGTCATCAACAACAAGCTAGATCAAGCTGAGCAGCAGACCTCTAATGTCGTGACCTCTGAAGGCACGAATGTGGTTGTCACAGATGCCAGCATCGACTCGCAAGATCCTACCATGCAGGTGATAGTCACGAAGAATGCGATCCTGAGTTCGGATCTAACCGTGAATGGGCAGGAAATCCTGAATGCCGGGATCGGTGTGCATGCTGGAGACTCAGTGAATGTGCTACAGGCATTGCAGATCTTAGGGTTGGTGGGCCAATGAGCTACCAAGTAACGATCGGCACTGAAATAACCGATACCTCGAACACCACGAGCCAAGGGCAGGCATACAATGCCAAGCGACCCGACCTATGTGTTGGGGGTAACTCGCCCAATGGTGGGGGAGTGCAGGGCGGCACATGGGCTATCAACTATGGTCACCTACTGACATCTACTGAGTATGAGACAGGTACAGTATATGGCTCGCTAGCTGCTGCCGATACTAATGCCCGGGCCTTCTGGGCTGCTATCATGGCTGCCGATCAGGCCATCTGTGGATTCCATGACCAGAATATCTATCCAAGCCCACAGGGTGGATTCGATTGTTCTGGCAGTGGTATAACCAATAGTGGTACAGAGACTATTGGCACCATGCTGGTGTCAGCATACTCGTATACCGATAATCCTTCCCTTGATACATTCTTTGCTGCTGGCACAACGAATACGTATTATGTTTACACATCGTCCAACACAACTCTTACCTTCTACAAGTTAGTAGTTGGTACTGGGCTTGTATTCAATGGCACACTTGCCATCGATGATACATACTTGTCCTTCCTGCAGTCCTTGGTCGGCCCATCATTCACCGACATTGATACACAAGACTTCGTGTACTTCAAGCATCAACCGCAGTACACCGGCTCGACCTCAGATTGTGGCACGCTATCTGGGCTTGAACAATGTGATAGCGGCTCATTGCGACAGAACTCAATTAGTCTGCTCGGATCATCTAGCTCTACAGTTAGTGCACCGATCACTGATATGCCGCAGATCCGTTTCGCGATTGTTGGCACAGCTAGCTATACCCCTCCCACTCCCTCACCGCTACCCCCGCCACTTGGAGGCGCCGATGGCTCAGATCCACCCCACGCCCCCATTGGACCCCCGGGTGACAGCGCTCCTTACGCCCCGGGTTTCCCCATCGACTATCCCGATGGTTACACTGGTGGTGTGCTGCCCGGCCTGCCAGCATACAAGTACCTGCTGCGTGGAAATGATGTCACTTCGGTCCTCAACGGCTTCTTTGTCCAGATGTCCATCGTGCTCGGCTTGTACGCGGATCAAGGTGACACTAGCTTCTTGAGACAGCGACAACTGGACTTGAATGGCAATGTAGTCTCGAACCTTGTGACTGCAACTACTGGAGATATGCTTGTCCGACTCGATCAGGTGCACCACTAATGAGTGCCTACATCCCCATAGTGGTTACGCAAGCCAATGTGATGCAGGCCGTGCGGTACAACATCCTCAAAGCGTGGGAAGCATTAAGCACGAAGGTGCGTGTCTCGCGGGCTACACCACTCCCTGCGATCAATGCAAACGGCCACAGTGTACGGCTCGCTGGACTCACTACTACCCTGTTCTCTGCAGTAACGCTCGGGGATCTACAGGCTATGTTGGCTGGGACATACGTTGTCCCGCCGAACCCGGATGCAGCGGGTTTGGCGTCGGGTCCGGGGCTGTATCCCAGTAAGCCACAAGGCGACCCGCTGTCGCCAATCAGCACCGCCGGTTACGGCGGGCGTATCTTAGGAGATACAGCCGGTGACGGAAACTAAAGAACCTGTCGATGAAACGCCAAAGTATCGACATGAGTGTGCAGCAGATGCCTATAGTGTCTACACTGACGCCACATGCAAGCCCGACTTCTGCTATCCCTGCTGGCCCCAGCGTAGCCGAGAGGCTATCCGCTCTGCTGGCAACTACAAGTACGCTACCGAGTCTCTGTTCATTGAGCGCGCACCTGACCCCAGTACAGCACTATACACTCTCGGCGAAGATGCCAAGTTTGTCAATGGTCGCTGGTACCCCAGTGCATGGATGATCTTCGTCCACTCGATGGACGAGTATGATGGCTTGCGTAAATTGGTGGGCAATGTGGCTCACTGGGAACATCTGAAGACGGTCTATTGGTTCAAGGAGATCTATCCCGAATGGCTCGCCGAGCAAGCGTACCTGCAGAAGTCAAAGATGCGCGAGGCCCTGTACCTGCAAGCCATTGTCCCCGGTGCAACTGGCGGTGCTACGGCTGCGCGGCTTGTGCTTGCAATGATCGACCAGAACATCGAGAAGCGCGGGCGTCCAAGAAAGAAGGACACCCAAAAGAATGATGATGGAGATGTCAGTGCTGATGCGCTGCGGATGGCTAACCTGAGAGTGGCCGGTGGCCGAGGCTAAGCGCGAGCGGGAACTGAAGGAAGACATCAAGCTCCTAGCGGAGTCGGATCTGTTCTACTTCATGCAGCTGGTTAACCCGCACTATGTGTATGGGGATGTGCATGAGCGACTGGCCCGGTTTCTTACCGTTGAAGCTAAGCGACCGGACCAGCTAGCTCTGCTGCCCCGAGAGCATCTGAAGTCACATGTGATAGCCTGCTGGGTTGCATGGTGGATCACCAAGCATCCCGAGGTAACGGTACTGTACGTGTCAGCTACTGAGGACTTGAGCCGCGCCCAGCTTGGTGCGATCAAGAACCTAATAACCTGCCCAGTGTACCGTAGGTACTGGCCAGAGATGGTCAATGAGAAGGATGCCACTCGTGCATGTTGGAATATGGACGACATGGATGTCGATCATCCGGCCCGCAAGTTACATGGAGTTCGCGACCACACTGTATCCGCACGTTCAGTGGGTGCTAATACTACTGGGCTACACTGCGATGTTCTGGCTCTCGATGATGTGGTCGCTCCAAACAATGCGTACACAGAAGAAGGCCGCAAGAAAGTAGCAGGCAGTTATTCGCAGTTCGCGAGCGTCATGAATACAGGCGGCTTCCAGAAGGTAGTTGGCACGCGGTATCATGGCAAGGATATCTATGGGATCATGATTGACATGACCCAAGACCTCTATGACCAGAATGAACTGGTCGGTGAGGAGAAGGTTTATGATGTGATGGTGGATGTGGTTGAGGTCGATGGCAACTTCCTGTGGCCTCGTGCTCAGCATCCATTAACCAAGAAGTGGTTCGGCTTCGACCAGACTGAGTTAGCGCGCAAGCGGGCTAAATATCTGGCAGCTGGCGAGCGCATGCAGTACTTCGCGCAGTACTACAACAACCCGGAAGACCCGGACAAGGAGATCAGGATTGGAGAACACTTCCAGTATTACGATCCCAGTTACCTTAAGTACTACGATGGAGAATGGTGGTATTCAAATAAGCATCTCCGTCTCTTTGCCGGCGGAGACCTTGCGTACACTGTCAACAGTCGCAGCGACTATACTGCCTTCGCCGTTATCGGCCTTGACGAAGATGGCTTCATCTATCTTCTCGACATCGAAAGGTTCAGGACGGACAAGTACTCGGTCTACTACGACGCGGTGAGACGCCTGCACGAGAAGTGGGGCTTCGTCAACATGCGGATCGAGGCGCAGACTGGCGGTGCTGGGCTGGTAGTGAAGTACATTCAGGACGAGGCACGGGCTGACGGGCGCGTGCTGGTGGTTGAGGGTAAGGGTGAGACGCGCGAGAAGATGGAGCGCTTTGCAGCGATCCTTGAGCCGCGCTATGAGGCTAACTCGGTGCTGCACTTCCGGGGTGGCCATATTACAGAGTATGAGAATGAGGTCACGCTGGCCAGACCGGCTCACGATGACATACGCGACGCAGTGTGCATAGCGGTTGAGATCAGCCGCCCAGCCCGCAAGCGTCACAAAGTGGACTCCTCCAAGGTAGTCCCCCTTCATGCGAGATTCGGTGGGTACCGTAGATGACTAAGGCTAGTATTGAACTAACTGGCGACGTATTCAGCAACCCGGGCATGCTTGGTCCCAACCAGCTTGCCTCGCAGGTTGCTCAGTCCTACCTGCAGTGGAACTCAGGCAGGCAGGTATGGCTTGAGCGTATCCGAGAGATCAGCCAATACCTGTATGCCACGAGTACGCAGGAGACGACCAACCGGACGGCTCCGTGGTCGCACTCTACCCGCATCCCGAAGCTTACCCAGATCTATGATAACCTCGGGGCTAACTATGCGATGAGCATGTTTGCCAACCGAGAGTTCTTCACCTTCGATCCGGCAGAGCCGGACTCGGCAACAGCTGCCAAGGCGAAGGCAATCATCAGTTACCTGACAACCAAGCATGACTCAGCATCGTTCTTCAAGATCATGCGTGAGTTGCTAGATGACTGGGTTCGCACTGGTAACTGCTTCTGTCGTGTGGACTATGTGTGTGAGCAGATTGAAGACCCCAAGACTAAGGAGTTGACGACCATATATGAAGGGCCGAAGCTTACACGAATCAGTCCGTATGATATCGTATTCGACCACTCGGCATCCGAGTTTAAGAATGCTCCCAAGATCGTCCGGCAGCTTCTCACCCGAGGTGAGTTCTTCCGGCAGATTGAGGAGGTCGCCGGGCGCGATGACTACGATCCGATTGAGGTTGAGCGCGTCAAGAAGTTCTACAGCGTACTCGCTGGTATGTCCGACGTGGATATCAACAAATACATCCAGATCCAGTTTGATGGGTTCCAAGGCTCGTCGTCTTTCTTCCGGTCGGGCAAGGTTGAAGTTCTTGAGTTCATGGGTGACATCTACGAGCCGGCCACGGGCACACTACACAAGGACTGCCTAATCACGGTAGTGGATCGCCGCTTCCTGCTGCGCTCGAAGAAGATGAGCGACTATCAGGGCACGGGTATGATCTACCATTGTGGCTGGCGCAAGCGGCCTGATAATCTCTGGGCGCAGGGTCCACTGGACCAGCTGGTCGGTATGCAATACCTGCTGGACCATTTGGAGAATGCCCGCGCTGACTCCTTTGACCAGATGTTGAGCCCCGACCGCGTGCATAAGGGCAACGTCGAGATCGAGCAGGAAGGGCCGGTCACGAACTACTACATTGATGATGCTAGTGGTGACGTTCATAACCTAGCCCCGGACCCCACGGTCCTGCAAGCTGACATGCAGATGAAGTACAAGGAAGCCCAGATGGAGGCTTACGCTGGTGCCCCGCAAGAAGCGATGGGCATTCGTTCCCCGGGCGAGAAGACCGCCTTCGAGGTCAATGCCCTGCAGAACGCAGCCAGCCGCCTGTTCATGCACAAGATTATGCAGTTCTCCGAGGAGTTCGTCGAGGAGATCATCAACGGCGAGCTTGAGGTCAGCGTGCGAAACCTGAACATGAGTGACGTAGCCAAGGTCATCGACAAGGACTACGGTGTCACCCAGTTCATGCAGATCACGAAGGATGACATCACGGCGAAGGGCCGGCTTAAGGCACGTGGGGCAGAGCACTTCGCCCGCCGTGCCCAGCTGGTGCAGGAGCTTGGCGGGCTGGAGACCCAGCTTAAGATGGACCCGAAGCTGGCCATGCACTTCCCAGCGCAGGTGCGCGCTGAGACGTGGGCTAAGGCTCTGGGCTATGATGGTCCGAGTATCAGCCTATACCAAGCCTTCGGCCAGATTGCCGAGGATCTACAGGCTCACAAGATGATGATCGCTGCCCAGTCGATAGCCGACAAGCATCAAGCAGCAGCCAACGTGGCGGATCCTCACAGCCCCACGGGCATGGTGCCACCTCCCGGTGGCCCCGGGCAGCCGCCCCCCACAGGTGGCGCTGTAACGCCTCCCACGGGGCCTAGCCGCTTTGCAAGAAATGCGTAAAGTAGTGCATCCAAACTGATAGGAGATACGTACATGGGCTATGGTAAAGACCCGGTTGAACCCAGAAAGCAAGAGATGAGAATTATTCGCGATCCTGCGGAACTTTCTGGCAAGAAGGCAGTACGCATTCCAGCTGAGTTCGTGCGCGGAATGAACGATGAGGACATCAAAGAGGTGATCTCTCGTATACAAAATTGTAAATTTGTCAGGGACTTAGTTTCTAAGGTCTTGACACGACGGCTCGATGACGCTATTATTAGGGCAGAAGACAGGACAAACCTTCAAAGCCCGAACTACGTGGCGACGTTGGCCGATACTACTGGCTACCGCAGAGGTCTGCGGGAAGCCATCCAGCTATTGACCCTTGAAGGTGAAGACCAATGACCAGCTTTGCAGCCTCGACCGAGGCAGGTAGTGGGGACGGCGCAGCGACAACCTTCGCAGCCCCCGGCGTTAGTGAGACACAGAAACCGGCAGTGGATGACAAAACCACGGTGTTGGAACTGGGTGGTCGCACGTACACGCTCGCGGATATCGTTACCAAGATCACGAATGCTGACCAGCACATTGCCACTCTGACGGCTGAGCGAGCGGAAGACCGCAAACTCCTTGAGCGAGTGAACAAGGTGCTTGAGAAGCAGACATCGATCGAAGATGTGCTAGGGCATCTGAAGCCGACCGGACAGTCGGCAACAGCAGCCCCAGCAGCGGCAGTAGCCGCAGCGGCAGCCCCAGCCCAGTTGACAGCTGAGCAGATTGCCGCAACCGTGAAGTCCAGCATTCAGGCTGAGCGCACGGCTGAGACAGAGACCCAGAACTTCGACCGCGTTGCAAAGGCCCTGACCGCTGCTTATGGAGCGACCAAGGTTGATGCGATCGTGGCAGAGAAGGCTGCAGCGAATGGCTTGAGTGTGGAAGGCGCAGCCGCGCTTGCCAAGAAAAGCCCTGACCTGTTCCTTAAGATGTTCGATCTGACCCCGCCGAAGACTACGCCTCGCTTGCAGGGCAACGTGAACTCAAGTTCCAAGTGGTTCGATGACAAGGGCAATTATCGCCCGACAGGTTATTGGGCTGCGAAGGACACTCGCGAATCAGTTGCAGCATACACCCAAGCTATGGAGCAGAAGCTCGCAGCGCTTGGCAACCGTTAACCACTAGCAGGAGCCACTAACCAATGGCTGGTAATAGTACTCAGAACCAATCTCCGCTTATTAAAGCGGAAGTGTTCTCTGAGTTCTTGCTGGAGCAGATCATACAGGGCACGCTGCCCGATGGTCTTTATCGCAACGTCTCCGACTTCGGCGACGGCGAGACCCTGTTTATCCCAGTGATGGGTGAAACAACGCTCCGCGACTACGCAGAAGACACTCAGGTCCAATACGATGCTGTCGATACTGGGCAGATCTCATTGACCATCACGGACTACGTGTCCGCCGGCTCTTACGTGACCCGCAAGCTGCAGCAGGATGCCTATAAGGCAGCCGCGCTGGAAGCCCAGATCCCGAAAGACCACTTCCGGCTAATCCGCGAACGCTTCGAGACGCAGATGCTTGCGACCTCGAACAAGCAGACGCTGGCCAACCCGAACACCATCAACAACTTCTCTCACCGTTGGGTCGCGAATAGCACCGCTACGCTGGGCGTGTTGTCGCTGGAAGACATTCTGTACATGAAGCTCGCGTTTGACAAGGCGTACATCCCCGAGAATGGTCGCATCTTCGTCGTCGACCCGATCGTGGAAGCGTCGCTGAACCACAATGCTGCTGCGCAGGCGTTCAACTACAACCCGCAGTTTCAGGGTATCGTATTGACCGGCTTTGAAGGCGCTATGCGTTTCGTGCGTAACATCTTTGGCTTCGATATCTGGGTTAGCAACCGCTTGCCGGCTATCACGTCAGAGACCATCACGGGCGGGCCGCAGGCTGCCTCTACTGCCATCACTGGTGGTGTGGCGAACGTGGCTATGTGCGTGACTGATGACCAGTTCAAGCCCTTCATGGGTGCATGGCGTCAGATGCCGAAGACGGATGGCGAGTTCAACAAGGACTTCCAGCGTGACGAGTATGTGACCACGGCCCGTTGGGGCTTTGGCTTACAGCGCCCGGAATCGTTGGGTGTGGTTATCAGTTCCGCGACTCTGTACAAGTAAGGAGAACTGAATGACCATCCAATACATCAACGGCACCCGCCGTAACTACGGCCCGCGTCTTCCTGAGAATCAGGTCGGCTCGGCTGTTGTCACCTTTGGTAATACCCGCGAAGTCGCTATCGACTTCGACTATGCCCATCTGCCCGGCCCGAACGGTCCTGTGCTGAATGGCAATGTCGGACAAGATATCGAAGTGGGCGAGACCACTGGTACTGTCGGTACCAAGTACCTCGATGCCCTAGTCATCGTGGTCCCGTCCTACTCCCAGATCCTCTCCGTCCGCATGTACGTGGACGTGGCGTTTGTGGGTGGCACGTCGCTGAAGGCTGGCTTCGTGAACACGGACAACACTGCTGCAACCAACGATGCAACCGAGAATGGTCTGTTTACGGCCACTGTCGGTGTTACCGCCAACCTCGTGATCCATAACTGGATCCAAGGCGATGGCGCTCTCATCGTGCCGGCAACCTCACCGACGACCAATGGTATTGGTCTGGGTGCGGGCGCTGATACGGCGAACGGTGCTGTTGGCCTCGTCATCAAGGTAACGGCTGCTGGCACGTTCACCGCTGGGCATGCCCGGCTGTTCGTTGCCTACAACCCGCCGATCCTGTCGGCAACGTAAGATTTATCTCCTAGCAGTTCCCGGCGGGCAACACCCGCCGGGCTTTCTCTGAGGATACAATGGCTGACATCCAACATGCTTCCATCGCGTCGGCTGACTGCCACGAGTGCATCCACATCACTACGGCAGTTGTCACTGATGCCGGCAAGGTCAACACGCCCAGTTCTGGTACTCCCGGTACCAGCACCTTCCGCGAACTTGACGCTTCTGAGATCACGGTCACCTTCTCGACCACAAACACTTCTCCAGTTACCGCTGCAAACTGGGTAGCTGCGCTTTTCCCCAATGGTGTTCAGGCCGCTCTGGGCCTCAAGGTCGTCACTGCGACTTGGGGTGCCACCCTAACACCCGCCCTCCCAGTTGATGAGTACAGTGTTGTACTCGCTGGGGCTACAACGATGGCTGCGCCCACGGGCTCACCCACAGATGGGCAACTGCTTATCTTCCGCTTGATCCAAGATGCAACTGGCTCGCGGATTGTCACGTGGAACGCCGCATACCGCTTCCCGGCCGGCACAGCACCGACCTTGACTACCACAGCTGCAAAGACTGACTACGTGTCCTTCCGCTACAATGCGGTAGCCACGAAGTGGGATAACGTTGCCACCACGTTGAACTTCTAATGGCACTCGCCTCCCAGAAGACAGTCCTGCAGTATGTGCAGGCCACACTATCCGTCATGGATAGTGATGAGGTTGACAGCATCGGCGATACATCTGAGGCAACTCAGGTCGCCGAGTTGCTGCTCGATGTCTACTATGAGCTAATCAACCGGCAAGAATGGTCCTTCATGCGGGGCGCGCTGGATATCACCAGCGAGGGCATTACTACTGCCCCCACGCAGTTGCTGCTTCCTGAGAATTGCAAGCGCTTGCGTATCGTGTGGTACAACATCGATACGGCAGGCGGCTTCCAGCGTCGCAAGCTGAAGTACCTGCAGCCCGAAGAATTCCTTGATCGCTTCGCTAGTGGCGCTGCTGCTGGCAATCGCGTCCTTGTTAATCCAGCACCGAACATGCAGTTCTATGTGAACACAGACCGCATGCCGAGTTTCTGGACTAGCTTCGATGACTCGCACATCTGGTGCGATGCATATGAGGCAAGCGTGGAGTCAACTCTGCAGACTAATAAAGTCTCAGCTTGGGGAGATCGGATCCCTGACTTCCAAGTCACGGATACATTCGTTCCGTTCCTACCCGATCACATGGTGCCGTTGCTGCAGGCCACGCTCAGCAACCATGCGATGGAGACACTCAAGCAGCAAGCCAGCAAAGCACTGGCGACGCGCGAGCTTCGGCAGACTGGACAGGCACGCCGGGCTGAGTCACGCATTACTCGCAAGACCTACTTCTGGAATCGGTTTGGCCGCAGGCTGGCTGGGTCCAATGTGGGCAACACCCGCCGCTGGTGGGACAACAATGATGCCGGTGGACCCGGCGACTAGGAGATACCATGTCAACCCTGAAACTTGCCAAGAAGTCTTCCGACTTTAATGCCGCCCCGGTCACTTCCTTTCGGAAGGTCGACACTGCTGCCCCCACCAATGAGGTAGTTGGTGAGACCAAGTTCGGCAAAGAGATCGAAGTCTATCGTACGAAGGTCGGTAAGATGTTCGCCGTCCGCTTCGTTGGTGGTGGCGAACTGCCGGCCTATCTGCAAGGCCAGTGGTGCCGCTTCGCCGATGCTGAGGAAGCCGCCAAGGTCTACCTTGAGCGCAATAAGTCCACGCTGGTCCCGTTGCCGAGCGCGTAATGACTCGCGCGGCGCAGGATAAGCCGTACCTCTCAGCGATCAATGGCTTCATAACTGAAGCCACCCCGCTGAACTTCCCTGAGAACTCTCTCACGGATGTGAGTAACTGTGACATCGAGCTTAAGGGCTCGATCCGCAGGCGGCTTGGCCTGAATGAAGAAGCTGGTGGCTTCACGGTCGGCAATGGCCTTGTAGCCCCCACCGTCTTCACTGCCGGCACCGACGGTGGCCCGTATAGCATTCCCATGCCGACCACCCAGACCGTGCCTGCCGAGCAGCTGGCGATCACTGTGCACACTTGGCCCAATCCGGGTGGACAGGCTGGGCTTTATATCGTGGTCTTCCAGATCGGCAACAATCTATTGTTCCGTAACTGGGATGCCACGGCTGTCTCGGATCCCAATGGGCTAACTGGGCAGGTAGTGACAGCTGGCGTGCGCATTGATATCCCGATGGCATTCAGCAATCCGGGGTTTGTATTCAAGGCCACGGTGGCACAGTGTGCAATCACCCCGCTGCAGTCCTCACCGGGCTTCGGGCGGCTGTGGATGTCTAGCTCCGCTGTGTTCCCATTCTATCTGGACTTCGATCCAACTACGAAGATAATCACGGCCAACTTCGTAGGCTATGATGCAGCCAATCCTTCTTATGTGCATGGCCGCATGGACATCCGTGACTTCAATGGTGTGCCGGATGGATTAGCCGTTGACCTCGAACCGGCTACCTTGAGTAAAGAACATGAGTACAATCTAATCAATCAGGGCTGGGACCAGAAGACCACTGTGCCCGGTAATCCGGGGACGGTTGCTTACTTCCAAGCGAACAACTATAGTGGCAACTTCCCAGCCAACAACATGCAGTGGTTCCGTGGACAGGATGCCACTACTACACCGCCCGGCGGCTTTAATCCGAAGATCATCGAGAACACTAGCTGGGGTAGCACGCAGGCTGCTAAGGGTGCTGTTGTTCTCAATGCTCTTATCGGTAGTAAGGACAATCCTAGCCATACTAGCTCTATCTATCCGACACTGACCTTCAATGGTCTGTACGATGAGCCGAGTACAACTGGGTTTACGACCTGTGCCTTCTATGCTGGGCGTGTATGGTTCGCTGGTGATAGCAATACCCACCGCAGCAATGGCGTATACTTCTCGAAGACCCTGCAGACCATCCGCGATAGCGGTGTGTATATGCAGGTGGGTGACCCGACTAGTCAGGACAACAGCGACCTACTGGCCACCGATGGCGGTGTGATCTACATCGGTGCAGCTGACCGCATCCTGAAGCTCCTGCCCTTCGGCGCTGGCATGATGGTGTTCGCCGGCAATGGGGTATGGTTCATCTCGGGTGATGGCACAGGTGGTGGCTTCACAGCCAGCAACTACACTGTTCAGCAGATCAGCAGCACAGGCTTGATTGGTCCCAACGCGCTGAGCGCGAATGACCAAGCCGTGTTCTACTTCTCGCAGAACTCGATTGCGATGCTGACCCTGCCACAGCAGGGCACGATCCCAATCTTCTCAGACATTGCCCGCACCAAGATCTTCACGTTCTACAACTCTATCTTCCGTGATGCACGCGCTAATGCGCGAGCGGTGTTCGATGAGATCTCGAAGAAGCTATTCTTCTTCTATCTCGATGCACCTAGCTACACATATCCGAGCTTCCAGACCGCCTACAATGCCTGTCTGATCTTGGATACACGAACCAATGCATACACGAAGTACAACTTCGATACCACTGAGTCAACAACCAATACATTGTTCACCCTCAGTGGTGGCTTCACTAATCGCTATCCAACCGTGCCACAACAGGTGGACGTGGTTGTTGTGGGCTCTAGCCCGGTCATCGTCAGTGATGGCGATGGCGTTGTGGCCTTCGAGGAGCCAGCGGCAACTGAGGAGTTCATCAACCAGATTCGCGTGATCGCCACTGATCGAACGACTGGCGGCGGCTGCGTGCAGGTGCTGGCATTCTATGATCTGGGCTTCACAGACTTCGCCACTATGGGCGTGAATGCAGCGGACTACACTAGCTTCCTGCAGACTGGTCCAATAGATCTAGGCGATGTGCAGCGGAATAAGCAGGCTACATATGTATGGTCTGTCTTCAAGCGCACTGAGACTGGCTTCTATGAAGACACCAATGGTGTGCTTACACCACTACGTCCCAGTTCGGTTAGTGTTCAGTTCCAGTGGGACTGGGAGAACACGACTACCGGCCACCGCTGGAGCATACCCCAAGTGGGTTACCGCGACCGGAAGCCATACGTCCCAACCGGCCCTTCGGACACGTACGATACCGGGGCCGGTGTTATCTATACCAAACTAAAAGCACGGGGGCATGGCCATGCACTCACAGTGCTATACAGTTCTGTGTCTGGGTATGACTTCCAGCTACAGGGCTTCTCAGCTGCAATCACAGCTACATCGGTCTAGGAGACTTATGGCCCGCTATGACTTAAACCCGGAGCACTTCGCTTCGGTGCGTGCGGAGATTGAACACCTATTCACCGCAGCCCATGCAGAGGCTGAGCATGAGAAGCAGTTTGCTCTTGAGCCGGCGTATGACCAGTATGAGAAGATCGAGCAGCTGGGCATGCTGAAGCTGTATGTGCTGCGCAAGGATGACGAAGCTGTAGGCTTCGGACTATTCTTTCTGAACAAAGATATGCACCACTCCAGTGCTACATTCGCCGTAAACGACTCTATCTTCCTCTCCCCCGATGATCGACACAGTGGATTGGCAGCGGCAATGGTGCAGGCAATAGATACAGACTTACGTGCAAACGGCGCCCAAGCTGTCATCTACCAGATGAGAGAGGGTTGCTCATTCAAAACGCTTCTGACTGATGCCGGCTATCACAAGACCGCCGACGTATGGGTTAAGGACTAACATGGCATTCGCAGCTGTTATGGTGGCTTTGACAATCGCAGCGACTACTGCATCGGTCGTAGAAACCTCTGCTGCCCGCAGTGATCAAGAGAAAGCCAACAAGCAATCACAGGCTATGGAAGGCTATCAGACTACGCGCAATGAGATCATGGCTCAGCGCCAGTCTCGCATTGCACAGGCGAATGTGTTCGCTGCTGGGGCCAATGAGTCCGGCTCCTCTGGTGGACTGCAGCCAAGCTCTGGCGTGGCCGGTACAATTGCTGGTCTGCAGACACAGACCAATGTGAACATCGGCTTCATGCAGCAGATGAACCAGCTGACTCAGCAGCGCTACATGTATCTCGGCAAGGCTGCCGATCGCATGGGTATAGCTAATGACTTCAGCCAGCTTGCCAGTTCATCGAAGCAAGGGCTGCAGATGGCGCAGTACTACGGATAAGAGAACATAATGGCCGAACTGCCCGGAGCTTTACCCCCACCGTCGAACCCGTACTTTACGGGGACGTTCATGGATCCTTCGCTGGCTGCTCAGCCGGATCCTCGCCGTGCACAGATTGCTAGCTTAGTACAACCTGATGTGGTCAATGCTGCGAAGGACTCACAGTCAGGGATCACCACATATCCCGCGCAGATGCCCGCCAATGGCGAGCCTCAGCCCACGCCGTTGGGCGTGGCTCCCGATGTAAGCACTCCGCAGGGAGTGGCACAGGCCAACAACCAGCTTCACCAGCAGCAGATCGCTAGTGAAGCAGATGGTGCAGTTAATGGTCCGCAGCCCACCGATGTGAAGGCGCAGCAGGTGCAAGTGCTGGGCGACCAGTACAACCAGCCGGCTACCAATGCTAGCGCTACCACGGGCATGGTCCAGCAGATGGGCCAGAATGAAGCTAGTCCGACTATGCGGCAGAAGTTCGAAAGCTACACGCGCGATGACTATGTGCGCGAGCGAACGACTGCCCAGCAGGCCAGCATGGAAGTCGTGCACAACTTCTCGACTAACGTGCTCGGTGCCCAGCAGAAGGCTGAGGATGCGGCCACGGCGAAGGCTAAGAGTGATTGGGAAAATAACACCGGCCTGCCTGAGCAGGGCGCCGGGCTGAAAGCTGTACCCGCCACACAGTGGGGTACAGGCATCAGTGATCCCGACTACCAAGAGAAGCTAGCTGGCCAGTTCTTCGACAGCAAGAACAAGCTGAAGAACATGTCGCAGACGCTGGCGGATGCTGTGCTGCCGGGCATGCGTGAGCAGCTTGGCCAGATCTACAGTAAGTTCCTGCCCGACTTCGACTGGGGCAAGTACCTTGCCATATATGGCGAGAATCAGAACTATGGCCAGATCCTGCGAGATAAGATCTCCTCGATGGATCCAGACCAAGCCCGTGCATTCACTGGGCAGGTACTGGGTATGGTCAACACAATGCGGCTGCCGTGGGATGACCGCGCCAGCTACCGAGCGCAGCTGGTCAATACGATCTTCGGGCCGTTCGAGACTGGCGATCCTCATGAGCAAGCCAACAACCGGCTGCGCACTGAGGCTGCAACTGGCGGCAAGGACGTGCAGTTGTCAGTGGCTGGAGTGCCCTACCAGCTGGATGTTAGCGCACCAGTGCACTACTGGAACTACACTGCCGACAAGA